TTTGATCCTTGGTACAGAGGAGAGGAATTAGGATATAGCAGGAAAGCTACAAGGATAAATTACGCAACATTAAGGCAAATGGCTAACAAGAATTCTATTGTCATGTCGATTTTGGCAACACGAATAAATCAAGTAGCTTCATTTAGCAGAAGACAGAAAAACAAATATGATATTGGATTTATAATTAAGCCTAAAGAAGACAATCAAGAAATCACAGAAGAAAACTCTAAAGAGATAGAGTCACTTTATAATTTTATCGAGAATACAGGTAATTTAGACAACAGACTTGAAGAAGATAAAATGGGTTTTGAAGAGTTTTTAAGGCGTATAGTCAGAGATAGATTAACATACGATCAGACAGCAATCGAAAAAGTAAGAGATAGGCAGGGCAAGTTAGTTTATTTTGCACCGATTGATGGTTCAACGATGAGGTTGGCGACTAAGAAATATGGGTCAGTAGAGAACAACAAATTTTTATCATCATATGATCCCAAAAAAGAAGATAGAGAACAAGACACAGAGTATAGATATGTACAAGTAATCAATGAAACAATAATGAGGGCATTTACTCAAAATGATGTAATATTGCGATTTGCAAATGTAACTAATGACATAGAAGCAAAGGGATATTCGATATCAGAGTTAGAGTTATTAGTTAACATGATTACTTCGCATCTCAACGCAGAGTCATATAACAAGAAGTTTTTTACCCAGGGACATGTTACCAAAGGTATTTTGCATTTCAAAGCCAACATATCACAGCGTAAGCTTAATATGTTTAAACAAGCTTGGTATGCACAGACAACTGGTAATTTTAACTGTTTAAGTGGAAACACGAATATCTTTACAGATAATGGTATTTTCACAATTGATAATATTTTAGGCCAAGAGAAAGAAAAAAAGATTGTAGTATGGACAGGCACGTCATGGAAGGATGCTAATGTTTACAGAACAGGGGATAAAGAGAAATGTTCTATAACTTTAGCAAACGGCATAACTGTAGAGAGTTCACCTGATCATAGATTCAAAGTCATTGGAGAAGATGGTGAACCTTGTTGGAAGGTACAATCAGAATTAGATGTAGGAGATTATGTAGCAGTCAATTCTAAGACAATTGAATCAGGTATTCAAATACCTATGTATAAAGGGAAAGTAATTACACCTGAGTTAATGGAATTTTTAGGATGGATTACATGTGATGGATACATTAAATCTGAGGGAAAATATAACTATTTAAGAGCTTTTTATCATCATTCTAAAGAGTTAGATATAAGAGAGAGACATTTATCTATACTAAAAGAATTTGATGACGCTGCAAAAATTGAAGATACAGAAATAACAGATGAAGAGTGCGAACAAATAAAAGAGAAATATGGTTTTAAAAATGTTTCTAATGTTAGATGTAATATAGTTTTATATTCATGTGATTTTGTGAAGTGGTTAATTTCATTAGGATTTAAACCTTCAAAAGAAGGAAAGGTTATACCGTCATTTATTTTTGTTTTACCTGAAGAGTACAAGTGTTCATTTTTGAGAGGAATGTTTTCTGCAGATGGCAACAATGCTAAAGGTCGAAGTCCAGTAATTACAATTTCAGATGATATTAAGAGGGAGCAGACAAAGTTACTACTGTTAAGTTTAGGGATTAGAACGACACTATCTGAAGGTAAAACTAAAAACGTGATTGATGGGCAACATAGAACCAAGAAACAATCAAAGTTTTTATTAAGGATAAAAGATCGAGATAGATTTTTTGAAAAGATTTCTTTTTTACAAGAGTATAAACAATCTAAAAAGTTGTTAAAAGAAAATGAATCAAACAAACTTGATAGATTACCAACATCAACAATTGTTAAATACACGAAAGTTATTAGGAAATTTTATTTAGGAAAAGGTATTCCTAAGAATGAAATTAATCAAATTAATGCAATTATTTGTGGGATAGATGGATGTTCAAGGCCCAGACTAATTAGGCTATTAGAGAAAGCAGGTTTAGAGATACCAAGTTGGATGACTCAATATCATTTTGAACCGATTGTTAATGTTGAGAGGACAAAAGAAGTAATTCCAATGTTCGATCTTGAAGTTTTTGATGATGAGCACCAATTTATAGCTAATGGAGTGGCGTGTCACAATAGTTGGCGTACTCCGATTCTAGCAGGGATGGAAGAGGTTAAGTGGATACCGCTATCACAGACTCAAAGGGATTTAGAGTTTCATCTTTGGATGGATTATTGCATTAAGATAATTTGTGGAGTGTTTTTAATAGATCCATCAGAGATTAATTTTGACATATCACAGTCAAGATCTGAAGGGTCACCTATGTTCACATCTAAGAATGAGCACAAGGTAAAACAATCCAAGGATAGGGGATTAAGACCATTACTTAGATTTATAGAGGACATCATAAACGATATTTTATCTGAGGTTACAGACAAGTATATTTTTATGTTTGTTGGCTTAGATGAAGATTCGAGAAGAGAAGATAATGAAAGATATAAATTAGAGATTGAGACATATAGAAGCATCAATGAAATTAGAACAGAGAATGGTTTAGAACCGATTAAATTAAGTTTTACAGTGGGAGATAAAGTTATAGAACCATATGATATTCCATTAAGTCCACATGCTATGCAGTTGCTTACATTGTTAATTCAACAAGCAGCAAGAGGAGGAGGGGCACTACAAGGGGAACAAGCACTCCAAGATCAAGTAGAGTATCAACCAGATGATGAGATGGAAGATTTTAATGGATTAGATGAAGACCAAGAATTAGGTAAATCAAAGAAGATAAAAGTAGAATACTTTACGGTGCGTTAATGAAAGTAAGATTTTTTTTAGAAGAAAATGAGACACAGTATGAAGCTGAGGAGACTTTAGTCAAAGCTATAACTGGGAAGTATGATACATCAAAGGTACCACATCCAGATCCAGTGGTTAATGAGATAACTCTCAAGTGGCAGCATGAATATAACAAACAAATGATGACAGCGATGCAGGAGATATTAGAGCTGATTAAGCACAAAGATGTAATAGTTAAGAGTGAAGAATTTGAAAAAGGTAAAAAACCTTATCCAATTGGAACGATATCCCATGGTAGGAAAAAAATAGGTCATAATAAGTGGAGAGATATTAATGCAAAAAAGAGTCACATATTAAATAAGAATCATCCATTATTAAAAGATCCATCTAAGAAGGAGAAGTTAGAAAAAGAACATATTTTAAAAGAACCGCCAGAATATGTTTATCATTTAGTGTCACAAGAAGCATGGAAGAACATACAAGAGACAGGAAAAGTGTTAACAGTTGGCAAGGTACCATTAAAAAAAAGAATATATAAAAATGACTATGACAAATCTGTAATAGATGGAGTTTATGTAGTTAATAATCCTAAAAACGATATAGCAATTAGTCATACATCTAATTTCAAGGATGATAATTATATAGTTTTAAAAATACCTACAATAAAATTAAAAGATAAATGGACTTTTGATGAAGATGCAATAGCAGACACAGTTGATAATGCATTAAATATTGGTGGATCAGCAGTATATTTAGGAGATATAGATTTAAAAGATATAGAAGAAGTGAAAACAGTTAAAAAAGGTGAAGAAATTTATGAAGACAAGTAAATCGCATTATGTAGAGAAGATAGGGACAGGGCCACAAGCAAAATATATATATGACAATCATGATGTTCATTTACAGCTTAAGCATAATGGTAAGGAAATAGAACATAAGTTTACAAATGTTAGAGCTAAAGGACAGCAAGATGCAATAGACAAGGTTTCTAAGATGTTAAAAGAGAAGTTACCTAGAGCAGTAGTACAGAAGATAAGAGCGAAAAGAAGTGAAGTTACTCAATAGTTTAAAATATTTATTTTATTTATTAATATTTTTTTTAATTAGTTGTAAGCCAGTTAAAGATATAGCTGAATCACCATCGAGTGTTGGACAGAACAGAGTATTAATAGAATCTAATGGAGATTTATCTTTAGGGATATATGGAGCAATAACGGACGACACAGAGTTTAAGGTTAGAGTATATAGAGAAGGTTCTGTATCAATTAGAGGATTAGATGTATGTGGTTTATATACATCTAAAAGTGTTAAGAACTCTAATTATGTGACATTTAACACTAAAGATTTATTAAATTTTTCCACATGTGTATATGCAATAACATCTAAGACAAAGGATTTTGATCATCCACAGACAGGATATTTAATAATGAAGAATTATGACAATCCAAATGTAAGATCAGCATTTATAAGAGTTGGAGATAGGATAAGAGAAGGGATTAACTGGACACAAGTAAGAAAAGATATAACTACTAAGGGATTAATAAAAGAAGATAGGTTTGTATCAATATTACCAAACGGATCTTCAGGAAAAATAATAATAACTGGATGTGACATAACACCACTTGTATATGAGTTTAATGAATCTGAGTGGTGGGAGACTTCAATAGACAATCTTTATAAGGAATTAGGGCCAGTAGATAAGGATTGTGTGTTCCAATTTTTTATTAATAACGATGACGCACTAAAACAAGAAGCAACATTTTTAGTTGATGTATATGATGGAGGGTCGTTTTTAGATGCTCCAGCAATTTACAGACAAGATGATGATATTTGTTTTGAGTTTATAGATAAGTATGTAACTGGGATTAGGATTAATAACAAATTTAGCCAACATTGGAATACAAGGAAGATGTGTGTTTTGGATAATAAGAAGTCATATGAAGTAGAAGGGGTCACATCATCTGGTAGGATATTTTATGGAATATACCAGGATAATGATTGGAAAGTCATGAAATGACAGAGTTTGAATTTGAGAGGTTAGTAGGATTAGTAGAGGCATTTATAGCGGCGCCTACGTGGAAAGCTATAGTAATATTGGTTGGAGTATTATGTTTATGTGTTCTAATGATAGCCAAATATTTTTGGGATAGGAACAAAAGAGAAGAAGAAGCATATAAAGAGACGATAAGGATAAAGAAGGAACAAGAAGAGAACATTTGGAGAGTGCAGAGGGATTCATTAGCTAGTTATATAATTGGATTAGATATCGCATATCAGCAAGATTATAATTATTATGTACAGAAGATAAAAGATAATAAATATGCAGCAGTATTCATGAAAGTATCTGATAAGTTTCATGATGAGATTGGCAATTTTTTATATAGTGAGAAATTAACGCCTGAGCAGAAAGCTGGATTAATAATTAAGACAGTAAGAAAAGGTGACAGCTATGGTATTAACTAGGTTACAGATAGAGAGAATATTAGATATCTTAAAGAAGAGGCATAATCTATTTGTAGTTAAGACAATAGGAACAGAGTTATTATCAGAACAAGAGCTTAAAGAGTTAAAAGACGAATATGGAGAAGACGCATTAAGACAGGTAGAAGATTTTGTTAAGGATGGATATTGGGCAGGGTATTTAAGGAACAAGGATTTAGGGTCAGTAACAGAAGATTCGCATGAAGAGTTTAAGGTACAACCAAAGCCAGCAATGAATGATTACATGGAGTATTCAGTAGATCACGGTAAGGAAGTGGTTGAGGAGTATGTACAGAAGTTATCAGCGCAAGCACAAGCTAATTTTAGGGGAATAATTAACGAGTATAACAAGAGATATAAAGATTATTTAATGACAAACACTGCTTTACCAATAGCAATAAAGATGTCTGAAGAAGGTAAAACAGTATCAGAGATGGTAACGGCATTAAGGGACGCGACAGGAGATTTAGCTAGGGATTGGAGCAGGATAGCCAGTACAGAGACAACAAATATTATAAATACAGGAATGACAGATAAGATAATAAAGATAAATCCAGACAAGAGTGCTAAAGAAATATTTGTTTACAAAAGAGTTATAAACGATGCAGCTTTATGTCCCTATTGTCGAAAATTACACTTAAAAGATGATGGAGTGACTCCTAGAGTTTATAGATTGTCAGATGTATTAGCTAATGGAAGTAACATAGGGAAGAAGCAGAAGGATTGGCAGATGGTAATTGGGGCGGTACATCCCCATTGTCGTTGTCAACTCGTACAGATTCCCTCAGGTTATTATTTCAACAAAGAGGGCAAATTAGAGTTTATAGGAGAAGGGGAAGCTAATAAGAAAGTTCTTGCTAACTTAGAATGAATAACATATAGAATATATTAACAATATACCCGATAAATAAAATATCATGTATCCTTTAAAGGACAATATTCTATATATTGTCCTTTTTTTTTATAAAAAATTAGAATACAAAAGAATAAATGGAAGAAAAATTAGAAGAAAAATACAAAGAAATACAAAAGAAACTAAGCATAA